GGCACGGCGCCGAGGGGCCGTCCGAGCGCAGCGGCGTGCCCCGCCGTGTTCAAGGAGCCGCTCCGCAGCCCCGCCTCCACCACGATCGTCGCGTCGGTCGCTGCGGCGATCAGCCTGTTCCGCTGCAATTACCGTAGTTTGAAGGGGTGAGCAAACGAGCGGCAATCTATCTGCGTATCTCGCTGGACAAGCACGGGGACGGTCTCGCCGTGGACCGGCAGAAAGCGGACTGCATCCGGGTTGTCACGGAGCGCGGCTGGACCCTCACTGAAATCTATGAGGACGCCAGCCTTTCGGCGTTCAAGAAGAACGTCAAGCGTCCCGCGTACGACCGCCTGATTGCCGACATGCGGGCGGGCAAGTTCGATGCCGTCGTGTCCTGGGACCTGGACCGCCTCACCCGTCAACCGCGCCAGCTTGAGGACTTCATTGACATGGGTGAGGCCGGGACCCTGACGTTGGTGACCGTCGATAGCTCGCTGGACCTCTCCACCGACAACGGACGCATGTTCGCCCGCATCAAGGCGGGTGTGGCGCGCGCCGAGATGGAGCGGAAGAGCGCCCGCCAGAAGGCCAAGAACTCGCAGAACGTGGCGCTGGGCCGTCCGGTGCCGGGGCGGCGTCGGTTCGGCTTCGAACCGGGCAACATCGTGGAGCGTGCGGACGAAGCCGAACGCGTGCGCTGGGCGTTCACTCAGATGATCGACGGCGGATCGATCTTCGCCATCGCGAAGGAACTCGGGAAGCCCCCGGTGCGCGTCCGCGAGATTCTGACGAACCCCGGGTACGCCGGATGGGTAGTCCGCAAGGGTGAGCGCTTCGAGGCCTCCCCCGAGGTTGCGCGGATCGTGGACCGAGACACCTTCGAGAAGGTGCAAGTCCTCTTGGCGGACCCAACCCGTAAGACCTCCCCCGGCAATCAGGTGAAGTACCTCGCATCCGGCATCGCCCGGTGTGGCGTGTGCGGGGCGCGGATGGTGAAGCAGAGCGGCAACTACCTCTGCAAGGGCAACCTCGGGCACCCGACCATCACGGTTGCCAGCCTCGATGAACACCTCAAGTGGGAGGCGTTCACCTACGTGGCCTCGCAGAACGCGACCGGTACGGGAGAGGTTGCGGCGCTCGTGGGCGACCTCACCGAACTCATGCGCCAGCGCGCCGCGTGGCAGGAACAGGCAACGTGGGAGGGCGCGGACCTCAGCCGGATCAAGACTGAGGTTGCACGCCTCTCCAAGGCCATCGAGCGCACCGAGTCAGAGCTTGCCAGCGTCCGGGCGTCCTCGGTGATTGCGGACGTGGCTACGGCCCTCCGCTCCGAGATGACCGACGCCGAAGGCGAAGAGTGGTGGAACGACCGGTGGGACTCCCTCACGCTTGAGAGCCGCCGTCAGCTTCTCGCCAACCTCGACATTCGCGTTGCGAACGGTCGCGGCATCGAGCGCGTGTCCGTCACGCCGCGCTAGTCGTCCTGATCCATCCCCACATCCCAGAACTCCGCGACGAGGTTCCCGGCGCGGTCGGTGACCTCGCCGTACACCCCGTTCATCGCGAGAATCTGGAAGAACTCGGTGACCTCGGGCACGGCCTCGGGACGGGGCTCGTCGGCACGGCGCACTGGGGACACGTAGCCGGGCGCGGCCATCCTCGCGGCGATGGCGGCGCGGACGGCGGGACTGGACTTCGGGCGCTTCGGGAAGTTGTTCATGGGCTCATCCTGGCACACCTCCACCGAAGCTCAAAACCGCCATTTACCTGGACTTTATTCGATTCGTTTAGTGCCAATACCCTTGCGTCAGAAGGCCCTAAAAACGACAACGGCCCCGGATTCGCGCCGGGGCCGTTCAGTCGTTCATCGGGTCTCTAGATCGGGCAGTGTGTTCACGGCCTGATAGAAGGTGCGGCGGTCGTTCGCCTCTTCGAGCGCATCAGCGATGCGGCGAAGCTGAGTGCGGATATCGGCTACATCATTCGGGGTCATCGGGTGCCTCGCAGGTAGGGGTAGACGGGCTTCGGATCGACAGTGGTCACGTAGACCTTCTCCCGTTGCTTGGCCTCATTCCGTTCGACCAACTCACGGTGGTAGCGGCGGACGCGGCGCTCACTGAGGTAGCGCGCGACCTTCTCTAGCAGGGCGCTCACTCTTCGACCGCCTCGGGCTTGGTGGCGGGGGCCTCGGGCTCTGCCGGTGCCTCGGGGGCCTCTTCCGGCTCAGGCTCAGGCTCCGGTTCCGGTGTCGGTGTCGGCTCAGGCTCGGTGGTGTAGCCGCGAAGCTCGTTGTAGCGGGCAATGGTCTCGGGGTCGGTCAGGTTCGGAACCTCGATGCGCTCAAGGCTTCGCGGGGTCAGTAGCTCACCGGACGCGAGTACGTCTTCAATGTGCTTGCGACGGTAGGCAGACGCCATGACGGCGTACGCATCACCTTGTGCGGCGTTGGCGTCCTCGGAGGCGATGAGTAGACGTAGCCACTCATCGCGGAGGTCTTCGGGAGTTGGGGACATGGGTGTTACTTCCTTAGGTGTTGCGGATCGGGTTTCTAGGAGGGGTAGGTCAGCGGCGAACCGCTCTAGTTGGTGCTGGGCCATGAGGCCCCGCACACGGGCTTGAGTTGCGAGTGCGGCGATGTGTAGGGACTCGGCATCGTTGAGGTTCACGAGAGCACCGCCTCAACGTGAGCCGCGAGCGTGTACACGGGGCGCGTCTTGCTGTCTGACTTCGTGATCAGCGCGTCCCGTACCCAGTGGTCAATCTCACGAGAGAGCCGCTTGCCCTCTGCCGAGCGCATGTCACCCTCGATGCCGCACGCCTCGCGGAGGTCGGTAGCCGACTGCGGGCCACCCTGAAGCGCCGCAAGAGACTTCTCCCAGTACGGCGAGAGAGGACGCTTGCCGCCGTTGTTCACGACGATTGCCGAGCTACCTACGGGCTGAAGACCGAAGCCGTGCCAGACAAGCGCGGGGCCGTCCTTCTGCTTGCCGCCGTCTTCGTTCTGCGTGCTCAGGGTGAAGCCGTCCTCACCCTTCTCTCCCACCGGGATAGCCATGATCACGGTGTCTGAGTTGTCACGCTTCGAGGTCGCGCCGCGCACCTTGCCGCCGTTCACGGGCGTGTGATCAAGCACGAGAATGCTCGTGCCCTCGCGGGCATCGCGGATGGACTTGATAGCGCGGAAGGTGAGAGCAACCTCAGCGTTGTTGTTCTCATTGTCGAGATACGCAAGCTGACTCAGCGTGTCCAGGATGACAAGGGAGTAGTCCCCCTCATCCACCATGCGCGCCAGGGTCTCGACCGAGGACGGGTCTTTGAGGTTGACGCCTTGCTCGATGTAGACGATGCCGTCAGAGGGCACCTCTAGGGATGGGTGAGCCGCATCCCACGCTCGCAGGCGATCACCGAACGCTGCCGCACCTTCACCAACGACGTACAGCGTCTTACCTGGCTGAGTGCGCTTCCCGAAGAACGGCCCGCCTGAGGCCATCGCTCGGGCAATCGCCAGGGCCAGGAAGCTCTTACCGAGTCCACCGGGACCGGCAAGCATGCAGATGGTGGACTCCTGAATCAGGCCCTCCACAAGCCACTTCGGGCTCGGGCGGTTCAGAATGTCCGCCTCCGTCGAGATGACGAAAGGGAGCGGGTCAAGCCGCATCTCGTGAACGATGTCCTCGATGAGGGTGGCCTTGTACTTCGCGACCACCCCGGCAACGAGGGTGCCGAAGGGTGTCTCTTCCTTCTGATCCTGGGAAAGGGTGTCCCAGTCAGGCGGCTCTTGATTCTGAGCCACAATCGCCGTAGCGACTTTCTTCCAATCGATCATGAGGCGACCTCCACACGGAGGTTCGTGCTCATGCCGTTGAGGATGGCGGTGCCGGTCATCTCGTGACCGAGCAGGCTTACCCAGGCGTCTAGGTAGCGGTCGTACACGTACAGCTTTCCGTCGATGAGAAGGCGGCGCTGTAGGCCGTATACGGGGTGATAGAGGTCAGCTACTCGCTTGGCCTCAGCTAGTTTCGCGGGCGTTACCCGCGCGTCTAGTCGATCTTCTGAATTGGACATTTCTTGGTCTACTTCCTAAATGCGCCGAGGCCCCGCATCCGACCAAGGATTATGCGGGGCCTCGTTTAGAAAGGAGGAAATGTCTTACCTCTATTGTAGCAGATAAGAAAGCCCTTGGTCGGGGTTCGGGGTGGTTCTTGAAAGCAATCCTTTCGCGGCAACCCCGTGACTCTAGTGTAGAACAATTCTGTCTTTGTGATAATCCTACAAAACGAATTGGAGACTACAACACAGCTGATCCTGTCAAGTCGAATCGGGTGTTGTTGGTGCCTCTATTGCACTTCACTTCACCGTCACCACTTCACCATTACCACCACACGTGTAAACGTGTGTGGCGGTGAAGTAATTCCTTGGTGAAGCGCATTGGCGGCGGTTATATAATGAAAAGTCACGTCTCGGCTATTGAAGTAGAATAGAGACATGGAGAATAACCCCGACCTAGCCAACCCCTCGGAGAACCCGAGGGGAAATCAGCACCCAGGAAAGCGCGCCTCTGCATGGCAGTACGCGAAGGGTTGCCGATGTGTTGAGTGCCGGGGTATCCATGCGGTCAAGGTCGCTGACCAACGCGATAGGCGCACACGCCGACAGGCAGAGCTTCCCCGCGAGGCCCACGGCAAGGAAACGACCTACAACAACTGGGGCTGCCGGGATGACTGCCCGGGTAGCCCTGAGACCGGCCTGACGTGCCGCGAGGTCGCAACTGCCGCTGTGATGGCTCGCCGTGCAGCGAAGGCGGGTCTCTCGTGATCGAGCACCAGACCACCTATGACTCGACTGATTTCGGGTCCGTGGCTTCATGCGCTTGCGGATGGTCCGCCATGTACGAGAACGGCAACGCTGCCTATGGTGGCGCAGCCGGGCACATGAGGAACTTCGGGGGCACGGCTGCCGAAGGGCACCAGACCGAGGGCATCCCCCAGGGTTCACACGGCAAGCTCTCGACGTACACCACTGGCGGCTGTAGGTGCGACCTGTGCCGTGGTGCGCAACGTGCCTACTACCTAGTCCGCAAGGCCAGAGCTAAGGCGAAGGCGTCATGAGTGCACACAGTGCATCAGGGGCAGGGTGGCAGGCCGTGCGTCTCGCGGTGCTAGAGCGTGATCTGTACACGTGTGTCTATTGCGGACTACCTGCCAAGACAGCCGACCACATCACCCCTCGCTCGAAGGGTGGACCCGATGAGATGTGGAACCTAGTAGCTGCCTGTAACCCTTGCAACGCACGCAAGGGAGATAGGCCGATTACGAGATTGTCCGGTTGGGCGTCGGGTTGGGGGCCATCGTGAGCCGAATCGCGCCGACCGCCTCCCCCGTCTTTTCCTCTGGGGACCGAGTTCACCCCGCCCCAGTTCGTAGCTTCACAAACGCTCAAAAAAATCCCGGAACGCCCATGAAGACATGCAGTAAGTGCGAGAAGACTCAAAGTCTCGATGAGTTCTACCGAGATTCACGTCAGCCCGACGCGAAGTCCCCCAAATGCAGGGCGTGCACGTACGTTCCGAAGGGCGAACGCCGAGGCCCGCAAGGTCAAGACACCTTGAAGTGCAACTCGTGCCAGGAACGCCGCCCGCGTGACCTCTTCTACAAGGGGTCGGGACGGTGCAAGCCGTGCACGAAGCTCCGTGACGCCGCCCGTAAGCGCTCCACCGAGAACCCTGAGGTGTGGGCAGTGAAACGCCACAAGCGCCGCGCCGCAGGAACGCTTGACCGATATGAGGTTGCGCTACTGAAGCTCATCGAACCGACGTGCCGCAAGTGCAACAAGTCCGGGGCTCTACAGCTTGACCACATCACGCCGGTCAAACTCGGGGGCCTCACCGAGTGGGACAACTCGCAGATGCTATGCCAGTCCTGCAACGCCAGGAAGGGCGCGACCGAAGCCGACTACCGGAGGTTGGTGATGTGGGTATGAACCTCTCCGATTCCCTAGAGGAATACCTGTCGGATCAGGGCACCGCCTTGACCGCTGCCGAGTCGGCTCAGGTTGCCGCGCTCAGGCTCACGGCTCGCACGCTGGATGGGCAGGACGCCGAACCGCTCGCTTCTCTTCTATCCACCTACATGCGCGAACTCGCGCGCTTCCAAAAGAACAGGGCCAACAAACCCGCCGCCTCCGCGATGGCTAAGGCTCTCGCGGGACTCGCCAACGATACGGACCACGACTAATGACACTCACCCCCGATTAGCGCCCCGGCGTGGAGCCCTTCGCGGTTCACGCCCCCGCTCTCTGACACCTTCACCTCGGAATGGGACCGGTACGCGCCGGTAGTCCGTGCTGCCCTCTGGGAGTCGGACGAAATGGTTCTCGACGCCTGGCAAGACTGGTTGCTACGGGCGATCCTTGAGACCTTCCCGCCCGAACATGAGCGCGCCGGTCAGCTTCGCTTCCGCCGCGTGCTCGTGTCCATGGGACGCCAGAACGGCAAGAGCACCATCGCCGCCGCCCTCGCCATTTGGGGCCTTCTCCGCAAGCGCGGCGGGCTCACCATCGGCATCGCGTCCAACGTGGAACAGTCCAACATCGTCTTCGACCGGACTCGGAAGATCGTCACCGCGAACCCCGAGCTAGCCGACCTCTTCAAGCGCATCACGACCACCCGCGGTCTAGAGATGCACAGCGGCGCGACCTACTCGGTGAAGCCCGCGAAGGAAGATTCCCTACAGGGCCTCGCCGTTCACACCGGGATCGTTGACGAGGTTCACATCGTCAAGCCGCAACTCTGGGACGCCCTAGTTGCCGGTACCGGTGCCCGCTCGGGAACGATGGTCATTGGTATCACGACCGCGGGCGCGGACGACTCTGAGCTACTGAAGTCGCTCTACTCCCACGCCGAGAAGGGCATTGCGGGCGACTCCTCCTACGCCCGATTCGGTGCGTTCATTTGGGAGGCCTCCGAGTCACGGGTGCCTGACGATGACGCGGAGCTTGTGGAGCTACTGAAGCCCGCGAACCCGCGCCTTGCCTCGGGGCTCATCGACGCCGAAGAGTTCGTGTCTGACGTGCGCGGGAACACCGAGGGCGGTACCGCGGGCATCATCCGCTACCGCCTCAACCGGTTCGTCTCGTCCACCGGTTCGTTCATGGACCTCGCCAAGTGGGCGAAATGCCAGAGCCCCATCGGTACCGAGTGGCCCACGGGTCAGCCGGTCTTCGCTATCGACTGGACCGCGAAGCAGGGCTACGCGACCATTGCCGCCGCCGTCCGCGATGAGGACGGGATCATTCACACAAAGCTCGTTCGCTGGGTCACGCATCCCACCATCGAGAGCCTTGTGCGTGATTGCGAGCACCTGGCGCAGCACTGGCCTTCGGCGTTCGTCATGGGGGCAACGCTTCGAGAACTCGGGAACGAATTGAAGCGCCGTGGATACCCGGTCAGTCAATACGGCGTGGGCGATATGGTGCGCGCATCCAACAGCTTCCTAGCTCGCACCGCGCGCGCGACCATTCAGCACGCGGGCGACCCGCTCTTGACATTGCAGCTGCCCCGCACAGTCCTCAAGACCTCCGGGGATGAATACCGGATATCTCGCGAGGAATCGTCTACCGAGATTGACGCGGTAATTGCAACGGTAATGGCGGTGCATCAAGCGGAAGTAACTCCGGGCTCGGTTATCCAGGTGTTCTAATACAAAGTCACCATTCCGCATTCCTGATATAATTGAAGCAACGACAAACAAATGACACTCCCTTCTGTAAAAGGATTGTCTTTTGTCGTGGATCAAGGATTGGTGGACCGGGGAAACCCGCTCCGCAGAGCCTGCCCCGCTGCCTGGCGTGATTCCCCCGCCGCGCGAGGTCTCTTCGCGCGCCGTCGCACCTTCTGACGCGCTCGCTAGCTCTTCGGCATACCGCGCGGTGACCATCATCGGCACCGCCGTGAAGCAACTGTCCGTGGACGCCTACCGCGGCGCTGACCTTGTGACCCCCGAGCCGGCGATTGTCCGTGCCCCCAATGTGGACGAATCCCGCGGGGTGTTCTTCGAGCAGACCGCTGTGAGTCTCGCCACCAACGGCAACGCCTACTGGCAGATCGACCGCGACGCCTCCGCGCGCGTGAACAACCTCACGGTCCTAGACCCGCTCAGCATTGAGCCCGCCACGGACGCCCGCGGTCGCGTGACCGGCTATCAGTACCAGGGCCGCACGCTCCGCAAGGACGCCGTTCGTCACCTGAAGCTCATGCGCCTCCCCGGGCGCGCGAAGGGCCTAGGCCCCATCCAGGCGGCGCAGCAGGAACTACGCGGCGCACTCGATACGCAGAGCTACGGCGCGAACTGGTTCGCGAACTCCGGTCTACCCGCGGGCGGCTACTGGACAACAAAGGACGCACTGAACCCCCAGCAGGCCGAGAGCTACCGCGAGTCCATCACGAAGGCCACCTCGAACCGCGAGGGCGCGGCGTTCGTCGGCAACGGCCTCGAACTGAAGCCCTTCGCCCTGAGCCCTGAAGACGCGCAGTGGATCGAAGCGCAGAAGTTCAACACGACGATGGTTGCCCGCCTCTTCGGTGTGCCCGCGTCCCTCATGCTCGCCACTCTCGACGGCACCGCGCAGAGCTACCAGAACGTAGCTCAGGAGTGGACCGCGTTCGTGCGCTTCGGGCTCATGACGTACCTGAGCGAAATCGAAGACGCCCTCTCCGAACTACTCCCCCGCGGTCAGCGCGCGAAGTTCAACGTCGAAGGCCTCCTACGCGCTGACACCCTCTCCCGCTACCAGGCGCACCAACTCGGCATTCAGGCCGGGTGGCTTCTGCGCTCCGAGGCCCGCGCCATCGAAGGCCTTCCGTCCGTAGCCGGGATCGATGACGCACCCGCGCCGGTCCCCGCTCCCACCCCCGAGGAATCCCCCAATGACTGAGATGATCACGCGCGCCTTCGAAGTCCGCGCCGACACTGACACCGACCTTCGCGAGGTATCCGGCATCGCTGTGCCATGGGATACCGACGCGAACGTAGGTCCGTACACCGAGCGCTTCCAGCGCGGCTCCGTTGAGCCCGTTGAGAACGTCATCGTCCTGTGGGGCCATGACCGCGCTGAGGTCATCGGTCGAATCACCCGCTCTGAAGACACCGAGCGCGGCTTCGAAATCACCGCCACCATCTCCCGCACCCCTCGCGGAGATGAGGTCATGACGCTCGTCCGCGATGGCGTCATCAAGTCCTTCAGCATCGGCTTCCGCCCCGTGGCAGAGCGCGATGACGACGGCGTGACCGTGCGTGAGCGCGTCACCCTCCACGAAGTCTCTCTCGTGCCGTTCCCGGCTTACGAGAGTGCCGAAGTCCTCGCAGTCCGCGGGGCATCCATCCCAACAGGAGAAACAACCATGACCGATTCGGTTACCTCCGCGGACATTACTGAGGTCCGCAGCGCTATCGAAGACCTTGATCGAAAGTTCGAGACCTTCAGCGTGTCCACCCGCAGCGAAGAGCCTGCCGTTGACCGCCGCTCTGCCGGTGCGATCGTCAAGGCCATCGTTGACGGCGATGAGTCCACCATCAACGAGTACAACCGTGCTCAGGAGCACCGCTACGACGAACTACAGCAGCGCGCCTACGACGGCACCGTTCTCGCTGACGCTCCCGTACGCGCGGAGTACATCACCAACCTGACGCGCATCTACGATGCATCGTCCGGTGTTCAGTCGCGCATCTTCTCGCGCGGCACCCTGCCCGCAACCGGCAACACGGTTGAGTTCGTTCGCCTGAAGAGCAACACCCTGAAGGTTGATCAGCAGCTTAACGAAGGCGACACCCTCGCCTACGGAAAGCTTCAGTTCGAGAGCGCGTCCGCTCCGGTCAAGACGTTCGGTGGATACACCGACCTGTCTCGTCAGGCCATCGAGCGTTCGAGCATCCCCGTTCTGAACACCACTCTTGAGGCACTGGCGATTGAGGCCGGTAAGCGCAAGAAGATCGAGCTCCGCGCCGCGGTTACCTCCGCTCTCGCCGCTCGCCGTGGTGTCACGTCCAACGGTGGCGTTGTCACCCTCGGTGCAACCCTCGCCGCATCCGTTGCGGGCAACTGGGAAGACGCCCTCATCGATGCCGCAATCAAGTACGACGGCCTGAATGCCAACCCCGAGGCACTGGTTGTCTCGGCGTCGGTCTTCAAGAAGCTCCGTGCCCTGACGGTCTCCGGTGAGCGTGTCTTCACCGTTGCCGACAAGAACGCATCCGGTTCGCTGAACCTCCCGGGCCTCACGGGCAACCTCGCCGGTATCCCCGTGTACCTCGATGCAGGTCAGGCCGGTGACGAGGCCTACTTCGTCAACGGACGCGCCATCAAGCAGTACGACTCCGCTCTCTTCAGCCTGTCTGACGAGAACATCACCAACCTGACGAAGCAGTTCTCTGTGTACTTCTACGGCGCTATCGCCGACGAGTTCCCTGAGCTTCTGGTTCCGGTCAAGTTCGGAGCGTAAGTCCAGTGACCGCCGCCGACCTCAGGGATTACCTCGAAGAACACGACACGGAGAAGTACACCTTCATCGAGTCGTGCTTCGAGACCGCGCACGTTCTCGTCAACGGATACGTGGGTACCGCAGTGGTGCCCGCCCCGGTGCTGGACCGTGCGCGCCTTGAGGTCGGCGCGCAGTTGTATCGCCGCCAGAACGCCCCGGGTGGTGCGACTCAGTTCGCCATCGCCGGGGATCAGGGCGCGGTACGTGTCTCGCAAGACCCGATGGCGGGCGTCTACCCGATGCTTCGTCCATACGTCGGGCCGGTGATCGCGTGAGCATCACCACCCTCCGCACCGAGCTAGCCGAACTCGTGGGAGCGGCAACGGGCTTCAAGCCCTCCGCCTTCCTCCCGTCCAAGTTCCAGGCGAAGTCCGTCTACGTCACCCCGCCCGCGGGCCGCTGGATCACCCCTGCCGAAAGGTTCGGGTACTTCAACGTCACCTTCGAGGTCTCGCTTCTCCTATCCGGTCTCAACAACCAGACAGGCACCGAGGCCGCGAACGATGCGGTCGAAGAGGCGCTGGTTGCGCTCGTCAACGGCGGATGGGGCGTCGAATCCGCGGACGTAGAACCCCTCACCTCCGATGGCGCGACCTACCTAGGCGTCGTCATCACCGTCACAAACTCCATCAGTTTCTAACCCAAGGAATCACTCATCATGTCTGGATCAAACCGCATCCGCGGCGCAGCCCTAGCCCTTCAGTTCGGTGGAACCGACCACTGGGCCGACGTCACTAGCGTCACCATCGAGAACGAAGAGGCACCGTCAGATCAGACCACCTTCGCTGACGCGAAGGCGGGCGGCGCACGTCAGTTCTACTTCAACATCTCCGCCATTCAGTCAACCGACCCGTCGTCCTTCTGGTCGATGACATGGGGCAACACCGGCTCAACGGTTGCCTACCGCTACGCCCCTCACGGCAACGCCGTTGCAACCGCCGAAGAGCCTCACTTCCTCGGTACCTGCAAGGTCGGCGCGAAGCCGAACATCGGTGGTGCCGCAGGCGCTACAACCGAGTTCGGTTTCGAGACCCGCTTCGACATCATCGGTGAGCCCGAGGTTGACCGTGGCGCATCCGCTGGACCCATCATCACGTCGGTCACACCGGGCAAGGCTGAAGGTGACCTCGCAGTCATCGCCGGTACTCGCTTCGGTGGCGCTACCGCCGTCACCTTCGATGGTGACGCGGTGCCGTTCATCCGAGTTTCCGACACGACCCTGAGCGTCACCGTTGGTGCCGCTGGTCCCGTAATCGTGACGACACCGGAGGGCGCATCCGTGCCCTTCGCGTACACGGTCGTCACGGCGTAAGTGACGCGACAACGACATGAGTGACGGTGAGTACGGTTCCGGTGCGGGACGGGTGCGCGTAGAAGGCCTCTCGAAGGCCATGCGCGCGCTCACCCGCGCCGGGGCTGACGCCGCCGACATGAAGAGCCTCATGCACGAGATTGGCTCCATCGTCGTTGACGCCGCCAACCCCCCGACCGTCTCGGGACGCCTCGCCGGAACTATCCGCGCGGGACGTGGAAAGACGAAAGCCGTCGTCCGTGCCGGTGGGGCTCGCGCCCCGTACGCGGGCGTCATCCACTACGGCTGGCCCGCCCGCAACATCGGCGCTCAGCCCTTCCTATCCACGGCTCTGAACTCCAACCGCTCCGCCGTCTTCGAACGCCTCGAAGAGGGCATTGACGAACTACTACGAAAGAACGATCTGACATGACCAAGAAGACATTCACCGCTCTCGACCTGACCATGGGCGAACTCGCGCAGCTAGAAGAGATCACCGGTATGCCGCTGGGCCTAATGGGAAGCGCGGACAAGCCGCAGGCCAAGTTCATGACCGGCCTCGCCTGGCTCTCGAAGCGTCGAGAGGTTCCGTCCTTCACCTTCAACGAGGCCGAAACGCTGACGCTCGCTGAGGTCCAGGCAATCATCGGTTCCGGCGATGACGAAGAAACGGACTGACGTACAGGCCGAAGCGGCGAAGCGCAAAGCTCAGGCCGCAATCCACCTCCACATTCCACCAACCGAGTTCCTGAACCTCACCGTTCGCGAGTGGCTCGCGATGGTCGACGAATACAACCAAGCAAACACAAGCAAGTAACGGGCCTCCCGCCCCCGGTGCGATCCGGTCACCACTAAGCGACATTCACCCAACCCGAAAGGGGTGTTTGTCGTATGGCTGGTCAGTCAGTCGTCATCAGTGTCCTAGCCGACACCAAGAAGTTCTCGTCCGACCTAGGCAACGCATCTAACAGCCTCGGTAGCTTCGGCAAGGGCCTCGCCGGGGTCGGTGTCGCGGCGGGTGTAGCCCTCGCGGCGGTCGGCGTTGCGGTCGGCAAATTCGCGCTGGACTCCATCAAGGCCGCTGCCGAATCCGAGAGAGTCGCGGCGCAGACAGCCGCCGTCCTCAACTCGACCGCGGGCGCAGCGGGTAAGACCGCGGAGCAGATCGGCAACCTCGCCGGGGAACTCTCCAAAATGTCCGGCGTCGATGACGAGGCCATTCAGGGTGCCGAAAACCTCCTACTGACCTTCACGAAGATTCAGGGCACGAACTTCGACGCCGCCACTCAGGCCGCGTTGGACATGTCCGTAGCGATGGGCACGGACCTCAACTCCGCCGCGATGCTCGTGGGTAAGGCGCTCAACGATCCGATCAAGGGCATGTCGGCGCTCTCCCGCGCGGGCGTGCAGCTCACGGACGATCAGAAGAACCTAGTGAAGTCGCTGGTGGAAACCGGTGACGTAGCTGGGGCTCAGGCCGTCCTACTCGGGGAACTCAACACGCAGTTCGGCGGCTCCGCTGAGGCGTACGGCAAGACCTTCGAGGGCACCGTTGAGCGGATCAAGAACGCCTTCGGCAATATCCAGGAGACCATCGGCGCGGTCTTCCTCCCTGCCATCGCACCGGCCTTCTCCGCCCTCGCCACGATGCTCGAAGGGATCGGGGACAACCCCGGCTTCCAGACCTTCCTGACGAACCTAGGCACGCTCGTGAGCGGGCTTGTCACGGGGCAAGGCCCGATGGCTGACTTCGCTCAGACGGCCCTCACCCTCTGGCAGAACTTCTCCCCTCTCGGCATCGCCTTCCAGGTGCTTCAGCCGCTCATCGGGCCGCTGGTCGATGCGTTCATGCAGCTTGCCGACACTCTCGGCGGCGCACTCATGCAGGTGCTTCCGACTGTCCAGGTAGTCATCGGCTCTCTCGTGGGCCTCATGGGCGCGCTCGTGCCGGTCATCATGCCGGTCATCACCGCAGTCCTCGGGCTCATTGAGCCGATCCTGACCTTGATCGAGCCGCTACTTCAGCTTGTGCAGGCGGTCATGCCGCCGCTGGTTGCCGTGCTGACGCTGGTCGCGTCCACCATCGCCGCCGTCCTCACGCCGGTCATCGAAGCCCTCACGCCCATCATCCAGTCGGTTGTGGACGTGCTGACGGGCGTCATCACCTTCCTGACCGGTGTCTTCACCGGCAACTGGGAACAGGCGTGGCAGGGCATCCAGGACATCTTCAAGGGCGTCTGGGAACTCATCGGCAACATCATCACGGGCGCATGGGAAATCATCGTCGCCATCATCACCGGGGCCGTCAACTCCGTGCTCTCCCTGGTGCAGGCGTGGGGACCGAGCCTTCTCCGCTTCATCTCCGAGGCGTGGAACAACGTCATGGCGTTCTTCAACTCCATCCCGGGTCTCGTGCAGCGCGCATTCGCCGCAGCCGGTCAGTGGCTCATCCAGTCGGGTGCGAACATCCTCCGCGGTCTTCACTCGGGCATCACGGGCTTCTGGGGCAACGTGACCGGATTCTTCGCCTCGATTCCGGGTGCTGTGCAAGGTGCTCTGGCGGGTGCCGGTGCATGGCTCATCGGTGCGGGTCGCAACATCATCGACGGTCTCGTGAACGGTCTCCGCAACGCCGGATCGGCCGTCACGAACATGCTCATGAACATTGCGAAGGGCGCTATCAACGCCTTCAAGAACTTCTTCGGCATCGCGTCCCCGTCCAAGCTCTTCACCTCATACGGAAAGTTCATGGTGCAGGGTCTCGCGCGAGGCCTGAAGGGCTCGGGCAACCTAGTTGACTCCGCGATGGGCGACCTGTCCCGCCGGGTCGATGGCGGTCTCAACGCGACCCTCAACGTGCCGGTTGGATACGGCGGACGCGGCTCAGTCGGCGGCAACGGCAACGCCTCGGGCGGCGTGACGATCATCGTCAACTCGCCTCTTGCTACCGAGGCTGAGGTTGGTCGCGCCGTCTACAGCGCCTTGAACGAGTACAGCCGCATGGGCGGGACGGTGAGCTTCGCGTGATCAATGAGCAACCGGTAATCGACCTTCTCAGGTTCGAAGCGTGGAACGACAATCTCGGGAAGTGGGAAGCGTGGACCGCGGACCTGAACTCCCTCAGCATGTCCCGCGGCGGCAAGCGCAACGGCCCCGCCGTCACGGTTGAGCCGGGGCTTCTGTCGGCAACGCTCGTCAACGCGGGTGACCCGCTCGAAGACCCGCGCCTAGGACCGAACACACCCGTCCGCGTGGGGGTCTCCCGAGGCGGCGTCTTCGAGCCGATCTTCACCGGGCGCATCTCCGATATCGCGATGACGTATGTGCTCAACAAGTCCACCGGCACCGAGACCACCCGCGTTGTCGTGACGGCAACTGACGCCGTGACCGCGCACGCGGCGACCACTCGCTACGGCGTCCAGAGCGACCCCGAGACATGGGCGCAGCGCATCCGCCGCCTTGCGGAATCTTCCCTGACTGAAGTTGTCCTACCCGAGGATGACGGCCCCGTTCTGAGGTACGAACTGTAATGCCTGACCTAATTTCCGTATCCAAGCGCTCCCCCAACGTGACATTCGTCATGGGGGCCGACCTTCTGTCGCAGAACGTGGGCGGCAACTACTCCACCGTTCGCCTGTACATCAAGGCCGTCAACGGCCCGGGCGGTAATGGGGACACCCGCTTCCTCGACTGGGGTGAGCAGGTCGGCTCCGTGGATGGTGTGGGCGGAAGCGCCCGTCAGCACGCCGGTCAGCCCTTCCTCGCTCGCGGGTTCGGGGACGGCACTCAACGCTGGATGGACGTATGGGACGTGAACATTGGTCACGGCGCAGACGGCACCCGAGGCGGCGTCACGATCCGCATGCGCCTCAACTACGGCGGCGTCCGCAACGAAGAGTTCACCGCGACCTTCAACAACTTCCCGCGCCTCTCCACGGTCCCCGGCGCGCCCAACATCTACTCGGCAACCGACCACACCGCCGTTTCCTTCGGCATCAACTACACCCGCGGTGCTGCCAACGGTGCGGGCATCGAGCAGGATCACGCGCAGTGGTCCTCCACCCCTGACTTCTCGAAGGTCGTGTGGGACGACTACGGCCCTGGCGGGTACACGAACCCCCGCGGACACGGGAACGGCCCCGGTCCCGAGCTAGCGTCCAGCACTCAGTACTGGGTGCGCGTCCGCTCACGCAACGCACGCGGGTGGTCGGGATGGTCCAACACCGGAAGCGGGACCACATTGCCCGGTGCCATCGCCGCGCCGAAGTGGACGCAGACCACCCCCGACAGTGCCCGCTTCAGTTGGACCCCGCCTAGCGGTGGCGCGCCGATCCTTGAGTACCTACTCGAAGTCCAGACGCACACGGTGGCCCTCGATGGTGCGCAGACGGTGACGGGATCGACTCACCGCCTCACCGGCACATCGTTCGACATGCCCGGGCTACTCCGCCAGGCCACCTACGACGCCCGCGTTCGTGCGCGGAACGCCTCGGGATGGACGGAGTTTTCACCATGGACGCGCGAGTTCCGACCGGCGTCCGCACCCGGCGCGCCCGTCATCGGCACCCCCGAGCAGGTAGCGCCCGACTCTTTCAAGGTGACGTGGACGACGCCCGTTGACCGCGGAGCGCCGCTCGTCGGGTACACGCTGTACCTCGCCACCGACTTGTTCTTCACCGACGTCCAGACGTTCGATATCGGGCTCAAGAATGAGCACACCTTCACGGGCCTCAGGAAGTCCACCCCGTACTTCGTCCGCGTGGCCGCCCGCAACGCTGTAACGCCTCCGGGATACGCCTACCTTGACCGTTCCGAACTCCGTCGAATCGTCCTCGCGGTCTTCCTCGACGGCACGGACGGTTGGACCACGTTCGGACCCGGCGACCTTCGCCGCGGATCGGTGTACTCGCTCGGTGAGAACGCTTCGATTGGTCTTCTCCGCGAGACCTACACGGTTGAGAACATCGCGCCCATCGCCGCATCAACGCGAGGCATTCAGCGCACCGTCACCACTGTCCCTGGCAGGGAGTACGTCTTCACCGCGAAGGCGACCGCGCTCGCTGACGACCCTCTCGCCCGCTTCTACAAGCTGGGCGTGGTCGGCATCGGATCGGCAGGCCTCGGCGAGATTAATGACCCCGTATTCGTGACGGCTCTTCCTGAGTTCCGCTTCACGGCGACCGCCACCGAACACGTGTTGCGTATCTACATGGGCGCAGCAGTTCCGGCACACGCGGGCGTTGCGTGGGTAGAGGCGGTCGGCTTCTTCGGGATCACCCTCACCGAGTACCGCACCGACTCGCCCTTCAGACTCACCGCCACCGTGTACGAAAGTGCCCTCTCCAATCACTTCAACCTCGCCTGCCAGTCGGTCGGCGCGGCGTGGTGGGTAGACCGCTTCTCGGTGACGCGCTTCCGTGAGCACGCCGGGGCCGACTCGGTGAAGGCGACCTTCACGGACTCCCGCGCCCCCGGCGCTCTTGAGTACACCGATCTGACCATGGCGTATGACTCGAAGAACGTCGTGAACCTTCTCGACGTGACCAACTACGGCGTAGCCGTGGACGGCAACGAACAGAACATCACATCACCGCACGCGGACGAAGCCTCCGTGGCGCTCTACGGTGCGCGCAAGGGCACCCTGAACACCAACCTCCACGTCCCTCAGGTCGTCGTGAACAAGTTCGTGAACCCAACCGGATTCTTCGGCACGGATCACTGGTGGGTGCCGACTGAGGAAGAGCTATACGGCGGTGACGATCAGTTCCGCTACAACGTGGAGGCGCACCCCGATCAGATCGAGCCGCAAGACTCGTTCCTTCGTTTCCGCCCTCGCATCCCGATCAGCTTCATGCAGGTCCGCCCGCTCTCGTCCTCCACAGTCGCGCTAGCGGGTAAGCCGTGGTCAGAGCGGACGCACCCCGTGGACGCCGGTACCGAGTACATCAGCGCCGTGGAGTTCCGCACGAACCTCACGGAGGTAGTGGTGCGGATGCGCCTCCGATGGAAGGGCGTGCCTTCTGCCGACATTGACGAGGACGTAATCGAGCAGCGTCTCACCATCAACGACGGTTGGGTACGGCTCGTGACCCCGCCGATTTCCGCACCGGCAGGCGCGCACTCGGTGTACATCGAGTACGAAGCCTTCACGGGGCTTCTCGCCATGCCGCTATCAGCGTTCGTGGACATTCGCCGCGCGCAGTTCTACCCGGGCAACGTGGATATCGGCTACCGCGATTTCTTCTCGCCCCCTGAGGGCGAATCGATCCGCTACACGCTGTACGTGGGGGACACCGTTCGCCAGGACTGGACGACCTACGACGCGAGGATTGACGCCGTGATCGAGGATCACAGCGTGCCGTTCGCGCGCATCTCGTCTATCCGGTGGAACGCTGCCGAAGACCCCGCACTAGCCGCGAAGCTCGATATCCAAGACCGCATCAAGATCATCCGCAACAAGGTCGCGATCACGGACTACCGGATCGTCGGGCGGCGTGACGATGTGCAGGGCAACCGCTGGATGGTCACCTTCGAGGTGGTGCCGAACGATGCAGCGTGAGCCCGCGAAGGGGCAGAGGCGGAATCTGAATTGGTCACATATGCTTGAACTACGTTCGTAGCACGGAACGTAACGGCGAGAGCCGCCCGAAGTTGCACCTTCGGACGGCCCCGGGCCCTTTGTAGGGTTGTCGCCATTCTTCAGTTCGCGAGTCGGCCCCTGGTGTCAATCAGGGGCCTTCTCCATTGGAGCGTGACCCGCGTAGCAATCGTACCTTCGCCTTCGGACCTGTTGTAGGTTCACGCATCCGGGCGCTTTACGGCCTGTAAAGCTGGTTTGCACCAACAGGGGTACGTACTACCCCACGGGGGCACATAGGCCCAATAAACCGGGCATCAATCCCTGAGCAGTGCACAGGTTATTCACAGGTTGAGCCGTGTCCCCTTTGCCCCTTTGGGGCTTGAACTTCGGCACTAACCATCCCAACTTGCGGCAATTGTGCAGGAACCTCCATTTCGTCGGAGCGGCCCCGCAGGGCACTTCGCTGAGGACGGCCCCCGTGGCGGCGATGCGGTCGAGAAGGTCGGCGTGGCCGGAGGGATACGACCGGTCGCACCCTCCCGCCA